GTCTTGAAAATGCGTTCGCGAAATTTTGACCCCAGGGGTTTGGAGATTCAATCATGACTGCTGGAAGGCCTCCCAAGCCCACAGAATTGAAGCGTAAGCAGGGAAACCCCGGCAAGCGACCTATTGCATCCATCGCCAGTGTCACGATGCTCCCACAGGCTTCTACGGCCGTTCCTGAGCATCTGAGTGACAAGTCGAAATCGCTCTGGTTGAAGCTGCGTGAGACTGCATTTTGGATTTCTAATACCGATGAGTCCAACCTCGTCATGCTTCTTGAGAAGCTCGATCGTCGTGACGAACTTGTTGCAAAGTTGCAAGCATCCGACTTCGTCCTTTACACGGACAAGGGCTACGCCTACGCGAACCCACTCGTCGGAATGATCTCGACAATCGAAACTGAGATCACCAAATTGTTTTCTTTGTTAGGACTTACGCCAACAGACCGAACTCGTCTTGGCGTAGCGGAAGTGAAAGCACGATCTGCGTTGGATGACTTGATCGCCAAGCGCAGTCAATAACAGAAACGCCAGGGGTGGCACAATGACGATGAATGCATCATGGCCACCACGCTACCTTTCACCCGTCGATCCTGACGCACTAGCTCGCAGTCGCGGTGATCATGTCATCGATTTCGCCGAAGCACTCTGCACCATCACAAAAGATTCCATCGCTGGCAATGCCGGAACGCCATTGATTTTTCGCGATTGGCAGAAGGAACTGACTCGTCACCTGTACGCCGAGAAGCCCGACGGAACCCTGCGCCACTCGCGTGCGTTGATCGGCATCGCCCGCAAGAATGGCAAATCTGCTTGGCTTGGTTCACTTGTTCTTGAGCATCTGATTTTCGGTGTCTCTGGCGGTGAAGCGTATTCCGCTGCTGCCGACAAAGAGCAGTCAAAGATCATCTTCAACACCGTGCGCGACATGGTCAAGAATCAACCAGAACTGTCAGATTTCCTGACAGTCTACAAAGACTCCATTTACAACCCAAAAAATGGAAGCGTTTATCGCGCCTTATCCTCAGAAGCGTTCACCAAAGAGGGACTGTCGGCAACTTTTGTTGCTTTCGATGAACTTCACGCACAACAGGATCGCGAACTTTACGATGTGCTATCGCTCTCGATGGGTGCTCGTAAAGAAGGAATGCTCGTTGCGATTACAACCGCCGGAGTGATGACGGGCAACGACGGCAAGGAAACGATTTGTCACACCTTGTATGAATACGGAAAGCGTGTTGCATCAGGTGAAGTTGTTGATCCCAATTTCTTCTTCTCATGGTGGGAACCAACTGACCCACAGGCAAGTCATTACGACGAGCAAACATGGAAACAAGCAAATCCCGGATACGGCGACATTGTTTCCAAAGAATCATTTGAGTCATCACTCAAACTGACACCTGAATCTGAATTTCGCACCAAGCGGTGCAATCAATGGGTTGCGACATCTGACACTTGGCTTCCTCACGGATCGTGGGATCGCCTGGTTGTTGATCGTGAACTTGATATGACAAAGGATGTCGTTCTCGCATTTGACGGATCGTTCAATGGTGACTGCACAGTCATCGTAGCCGTTGAAGTAGGGGAGACACCACACATTCTTCCCATCGCTGTATGGGAAAAGCCTGACGAAGCTGACGCGAATTGGCAAGTCCCAGTGCTCGAAGTAGAAGATGCAATCCGCAAGGCTTGCGAAACTTACAAAGTGCTGGAGATTGCTTGCGATCCTTATCGTTGGGCACGCTCTTTTCAAGTCCTTGAAGATGACGGGCTGCCGGTAGTGACCTTTCCGCAAACAAGTTCACGAATGACTCCGGCAACAACGCGATTCTTTGAAGCAGTAGTCAATGAACAAATCACCCACAACGGTGACAAGACATTGGCTCGTCATATTGCAAACGCCACTTTGCGAGTTGATTCACGGGGATCTCGACTTGCAAAGGAAAAACGCGGATCTACACGACGCATCGACTTAGCAGTTGCATCGGTCATGGGACTAGAACGCGCATCATGGTGGCATTCACAAGGTGGCTCGTTGCCACAGATATTCGATCCTTGGTCAACGGAGGTTCCAAATGCGTGAGCACATAACTGATGCAATTGAAATCCTTGGCGCAGTGTCGATCACAGCAGGGTTTGGCTTTTGGCTGGGGATTGCAGGCGCATTGATCACCGGAGGAATTTTCATGATTGTTGGTTCATATCTTTTGACGGGAGTCGCTGAATGAGTTTGATTCGCCGCGCCCAATATGGTTCACAGCAATACACAAGTGGACGATATCCACAATTCAACAACTACATTTCCCCTCTCTCTCAGCTCTATGGCCAAACCTCGGTTACTTCCTCAGCTGGAGAGCGCATTGATGAATGGACTGCTCTAGGAGTATCCGTTGTCTTGGGTTGCGTCTCATTGCTTGCCGATTCAGTCGCGACAATGCCACTTCGTTGTTACAGCTACGACAAAAACGGCGTGCGTCAAATGCGCCCACTGCCTGAGATTCTTGCCAACCCAGATCCTGAGTCAGACACATACGAGTTGATCCATCAAATGATGGCCACACTTGCTTTGCATGGAAACTCATACATCCACATCGATCGGGACAAGGGTGGCAACCCAATCGGTCTTGTTCCACTGCATCCATATCAAATGCAGGTCATGCCAACTGAGAACCAAACAGGTCGCACATATTTGCACCTTGGTAATGAAATGGCTCGCGAAGACATTTTGCACACCCGTTGGTACACACCTCCACAGTCTTTGGTTGGAATTTCACCTCTCAACCAAACACGCAACATTGTCGGTTTAGCGTTGGCGATGGATCGTCACCTTGCTCAGTTCTACGGCGAGGGTGCAACACCATCATCAGTTCTTGAAACCGATTCAAAGATGACTTTGGAACAAGCACGCGTGTTGCAACAAACATGGAGCGACACACATCGCCGTCATCGCAAACCAGCAGTTTTGTCTGAAGGTTTGAAGTGGAAGCCAATCACGACATCAGCAGCTGATCAAGAAATGGTCGCTATGCGCGAGCAAACCATTCGCGACATTGCTCGAATCTTTCGCGTCCCATCGCACCTTATCGGCGCAACTGGCGACAATCAGACTTATACAAATGTTGAGCAAGCGTCCATCAACTTCTTGACTCACACAATCTCGCCATGGATTCGACGCATTGAAATTTCTCTTTCAACGCTTCTTCCAGACGGCGTTGATGTTGCGTTCGATACTTCAACACTTCTTCGCACCGATGCGCTTACCCGCGCAAAGGTCAACGAGATGAACATGAAGATGGGTGCTCGTACACCAAACGAAGTTCGCTTGATCGAAGGATTCGCACCGTTTGATGGTGGAGATGTATTCCACCAAGCAATGCAAGGAAACATCGTCGCAGGCGGCGAAATTCCGGCACTTGGCGTGAGCGAAGACGGAACCACTCCGACATTTGGGGTGCTCGAATAATGATTGAAACATTTAGACCACCGATGGGAGTTCGTAATGAAGCGCAAAGCATTCTTGCTGGGCGTGGTCATTGCGATTCTTGCAGCATGGCTGTGGATGCGGATGAAGCTCAAGGACTGGCTCAGGGACTCCCAGTAAGTCTTCACACCATAGTCAAGATGCGTTCTTGGCACGGTGAAGGTCGTGAATGGTCACGCAAGATCATGGCTGTCGTCGCAAGTCGCACCGCCTTATTGAATACGGAGAACCCAATGAACCCAACGAGTGAAGAGACTCGCGATCAGGTTGAAAATGATTCTATGGACGGCATGATGGAAGACAACAGCGCCGACACCACATCGACAGATGCTGACAACAGTCTTGGTGAAGCAGTCCTTGCCGCTGATGCAGCCAATGATGCGACTCAAGCGCTTCTCAAAACATTGATGGATTCTGATCCAGTTATTGCTCAGGCTTACTATCTGGCCGTTGCAGCAGATTCAGCACTTGGCGTGATCATCGATGCGATGGGTCTATCTGATCCAGACGACGATGAAGAAAAAGAGAGCGCCGATCCTTCAATGGAAAATCAATTGGCAGATGTGCCAGATGATTCCGGCCTCAACAGCGCCGACGAGCGTGCCGCAGCAGCTCGAATCGGTGAAGGAACATTCGTTTCATGGGATACCAAAGTCGGCCGTGGCAAGGGCAAGGTCGAAAAGGTAACAACGCGGGGACAAGCAACATCGAGCGAGGGATACACGCTCGAAGCAACACCACAGTTCCCTGTGTATAGCGTTCGTATTTTCAATGAACACCGCAATGGTTGGATCCCAACCGAAACTGTCAGTGTTCATCGCAACGACTACCTCACAGTGATCAAGCCACTTCCAGCCCCACGATCAGAGGATATGTCCATGATTGAAGAGCGCAAGAGCGCTATTGCAACTGCTGAACGAATCACGATGTCAGCAGAAGTTCGAGCATCTACCAATTCAGATGGTTCGATCAAGATTTCAGGTTACGCGGCAACATTTAACCAAGAATCAACTGGGTTGAATTTTCGCGAAGTAATCGCACCGGGAGCATTTACTCGCACCCTGGCTTCTGATAATCCAGTCTTTTTGTTGATCAATCACGACACTGATCAACTTCCACTTGCTTCCACACAATCTGGAACTTTGACTCTTACACAAGACGATAAGGGATTGCGCATGGATGCAGTTCTTGATCCTAAAAACCCACGCGCTGCCGAAGTTTCATCGGTACTCGATCGTGGAGATGTGGACAAGATGTCATTTGCTTTCACTGTTGCCCCCAATGGTGATTCCACTGAAGCAGGCCTTCGCACATTGACCGATCTCAACTTGTTTGAGGTGTCAATCGTTACATGGCCAGCGTATGACTCCACGACTGTCGCAAAGCGTTCAGCCGAGGAAGCAGCGAACGATCTCGAGCTTCGTCGCCGCCAGTTACAACTCAAGCTCGCTCAAATTCGTCTCCGCTAAGGATTCGATTCACCCGCGGCGCATTTCAGCCCCGTCGGTACTTCACACACACCCACTATCCGAAAGGAGCCTGTCATGTCATTGACAAGCAAACTTCGCGAACAGCGTGATGCAGTAGCAACAGAGGCTGAAAACCTTCTTGCCGCTGATCCATCAGAGGAAACCCTCACAGCTGTTGAAGCGAAACACGAAGAAATCTCAGCGCTCGATGAGCGCATCGCAACTGCCGAAAAGGTAGAAGCACGCACCGCTGCAATCGCAGAATCACGCAAGGCCGCTGGCGTTGCAACTTATGGCTCAACAGCCAAGATCACTCGCGAAGAGAAGACATACGAGCGCGATGGTCGCAACTCATTCGTTCGCGACATGATCAACGCAACAATGCGCAACGAATCTTCTTCATGGGAGCGTTTAAACCGCCACATGGCAGAAGCAGCAGTTGAAGTTCGTGACATCAGCACCGCTTCCGGTACTGGCGGCGACCTGGTTCCACCTCTCTACTTGATCGATGATTACGCAGAGTTTGCCCGTGCAGCTCGCGTTACTGCTGACCTTCTTACCAACATGGCTTTGCCTGCTGGTACAGACAGCATCAACATCCCACAGATCACAACAGGTACATTGGCAGGCTTCCAGGCTGCAAACAACACTGCGACAACAACTCGCGACATTGTTTCAAGCACAGTCACCGCGCCAGTACGCACAATCTCAGGTTACGAGAATGTGTCAATCCAGTTGGTTGAGCAATCACCACTTTCAGGTGGACTTGACCGCTTGATCTTCGGTGATCTCATGGCTGATTACGCTCTACAACTCAACACAGCTGTAACAGGCTTTGGTGATGGAACATCAGGAACAATCAAGGGTCTTGGAACTCTTGGAACCGATTCAACAAACGGTGTCCCAGTTACATACACAGCAACTACACCAACAGTGTCTGGCATCCTCGGTGCAATCGCATCAGGTATCAGCAAGGTTGTCACAAACCGTTACAAGGCAGCAGAAGCAATCGTGATGCACCCATCACTTTGGTACTGGCTCGTTGCTCAGGCTGACGGCGCATCTCGTCCATTGATCGTTCCTACTGCTGGTGGCAATGTTGCTATGAACGCAAACGGAACTCTTGATGTTGCAGGCGCAGCAGCTGGCATGGTTGGCCGTATCCACGGCGTTCCTGTCTTCATCGACGCAACAATCACAAAGGTTTATGGCGCTGCTACAAACCAGACTGCAATCTTCGTTGGTAAGTTCTCAGATTCTTACCTCTTCGAATCAGGCGTGAAGACTCGCGTACTCCCAGATGTCCTCTCAGCGAACCTCACAGTTCGTTTCCAGGTCTACGGATACACAGCTCTCGCACACCGCTTCAACAAGTCAATCGTTGCAATTACAGGCACAGGCCTCGTAGCTCCAACAGGTTACTAATTTGACCGAGGGTGACACTTCTCTACTCGTTTGAGTAGGGGAGTGTCACTACTCTCCACACACTTATCCGGGGGGATTTATGGACAGCATATTTTTAGAAGGTTTGACAGTTGCTTTGCAGCTGATCGAAGAAGAAGGTATTGGCTCTCTCAAGCGATTGATCGAAGAGCACAAAAACGGCACGATTGAAACCGCAGCAGTTCGACCAGCGGCGGAAACACGATGAAGAAAAATGAAAAAGTTTGCATCGGCATGGTCAACGATGGCTCCATCAACTCAAATCTCACGATGGACTTGCTGCACATCGCTCGCCACCCATCCAATTATTTTGACCATTTTGTTCAAGTCGGCAATATTGGGCTGACTACTCGCTCGCGAAATGTTGTCGTCAAAACTTATCTTGAAACCACAGATGCTCAATGGCTTTTGTTGGTTGATTCCGATGAGCGCTTGAGCATCGACACTTGGCTCAAGCTCATCAACACCGCCGACAAAGAAAAACGACCTATTGTCTCTGGTCTCGTCTTTGCAGCATTCTTCGATGACGACGATTCATTGCGTCCAGTTCCAACCATTTATGAAATGCAACCAACAGGTCTTGCACCCATTGACGGATATCCGCTTGATAGCGTGATTGAAGTTGATGCAGTCGGCACAGGATGCGTATTGATTCATCGAAGCGTCCTTCTTGATATGCAATCAAAAGCCACTGCCAACCAAGGCAAGGATTGGGCTTGGTTTGTAGAAGGTGCGATTGAAGGCACATATTTTGGCGAAGATCTTTTATTTTCCAAGCGTTTGAAGTCTATGGGCTACAAAATCCATGCACACACGGGAGCAATCCTTCCGCACAATAAAAAGTTTTGGCTAGATCAACGACATCATCAAACATTTCGTGATTTCGCAATCAGTCAACAAGAACAAGCAGCAAAGTCCTAGCTACCCCTGGGCGAAAGACTTTGCTGCCCTAACAAACGACCATCCAAATAAGGAGCAACCCACATGGCACGCATCTCAACAACAGAGGCGAACCAAGCACTATCCACGACTGGATGGTCTTATGTATCGCTACACACAGCAGATCCCGGAACAACCGGAGCTTCAGAAGTCACAGGCGGTTCATACGCCCGTGTTGCAGTAACTTGGAACAGCCCTTCATCTGGCTCAGTAACCAACAACGGTGCAATTTCAATCAACCTTCCTGCTTCGACAACAGCCGCTTATTTTGGCGTGTGGTCAGCAACAACATCTGGAACTTATTACATCGGTGGCGCACTTTCACCATCAGTAACAACCGGATCTTCAGCAGGTGTTATCACAATCGCATCAGGTTCGCTTTCAGTTTCAGCTTCCTAATCTCAACCCTTTAGGAGTCATTCATGTCCACTCCAGTAACGGCTTCGGCCTCGCTGCGCCTTACTGGAGGCGTGAAACTCGGTCTTAGCCCGTACACATACAACGCGGCTATCACTTACAACACAGCAACGCCGTATGAAGGATTTCCCAATCTCAGCTTCCCGGTAACTGCCAGCGCATCAATTACGCTCTCGGCATCTGCCAGTGATTCAGATACTTATCCAATCAGTGCCAGTGGTTCACTTGCGCTATCTGGCAGCACATCTGCATCACTTTCATTTACCACAACTGGTTCAGGATCATTTAGCCTGACCGCAAGTTCATCTGATTCTGATACCTACCCCGTAAGCGCCAGTGGCTTATTGAGCTTGACTGGAAGCGCTTCGGTAATCGATACCTATGCGATAACAGGTTCAGCATCTGTCACACTTGTTGGGTCTGCCGCTGTCATTCTCAACAGTCCGACGACTGGTTCTACATCCTTTGATGTATCAGCTTCGGCAACTTGCACAAGCAGTCTTGCAAGCAGCGGATCTGGATCGCTTTCACTTGCAGCTTCAACGGCAACTGGATCGCTTTCCTATCCGATCAACGCCACGGGTTCACTTACTTTTAACGCCAGCATGGGCGACTCGCTGCAATACAGCGCCAGTGCTTCAGGTTCGCTGAGCTTTACTGGAACCGCCAGCGTCGTCGACAAATATCCCGTCACAGCATCTGCCAGCCTTTCATTTAGTGGCACGGCAACTGCTCACATTGGATATCCAGACAGCCCAACCGGATCAATTTCGTTGGCATTGTCTGCCACAAGTGCGGCAGTTCTTCACTTTACAAGTGCAGGATCTGCATCTCTTGCATTCTATGCAACAGTGAACGCCGTTGACACTTACCCAGTGTCGGCTTCTGGTTCTGCCACATTTTCAGGAACCGCATCCAATGGGTTGTTCTTCAATGTCAACGCCAATGGCACGCTTTCCCTTTCAGCAACAGCCACCGATCACTTGTTCTATGCAGCGACCGGATCGGCTTCATTTGCTTTGGCAGCAAACGCCGTTGAGTCCCTAACATTCCCACAAACGGGCGTTGGATATATCTCACTTCTTGGTTTTGCAGTTCCACTTCATCAAACCGTGATCATGGTTGGCAACAACCGCAAAGCACCGTCGATGACGAAGGCAAACCGCACATCCGCAACAATCACAAACAATCCGCGAACCGCAGCGTCTATGACAAAGCGCGATCGTGACGCACTGGTTTAGGAGATCACATGGCCGTGTATGACCTTGGAGATGTCGTTCCGCTAGGAATAACACTCACAGATGCCAATAACGCCGTTGTGAACGCCACAGCGGTCACTTGCACGATCTACCTACCTGATGGAACAAATGTCAGCGGATCGGTCGTCAACGCGGCAACTGGAACCTATAACTGCGATTTCACACCAACACTTGTCGGTCGTTACGCAGTCAAATGGGTGGCAACGGGCAGCAATGCAAGTGCTTACTCAGATGATTTCACCGTTCGCGATTTCAGCCAGATCGGAATCGTTGGTCTTGATGAAGTCAAGGCATTCCTCGACATCCCTAGTGCCACCGTCAACGATGATGTTCAAATTCGTCAGTTTATGGATACAGCGACGGAACTCGCCGAAAATTACACAGGCGTGATCTTGGGTCAACGCACTTATACCTCAGAGCTTTACGATGGCGGCATTGAATTCATTCGAATTCGCCACCCGCGCATCATTTCAATCACTTCAGTTTATGAAAATGGCGTGGTTGTTGATCCTTCGGCGTATTCATTTGACTACACCGGACAACGGCTCTTCCGCGTGGGGTCAGACACCCTTTACGCAGTTAGTTCGTACGGATATTGGTCGCCTGGCTTCAACAATGTCAGCATCTCTTATGTTGCTGGCTATGCCAATCCACCTGCTTCTGCCAAGCAGGGAGTGCTGGAAATCATCCGTCATCTATGGATGAGCCAGCGCGGATCTATGAATGTCATGTCTCGATCAACCACCGGAGATGACCTTTACACAACACCAACCTATTCGCTTCCTCGTCGCGCTATGGAATTGCTTGATCCAATCAAGCTGCCAGGTGTTGCATGAGTACCTCAGTCCTTCCCACATTTGTTTCAACTCTGGTTTCAAATCTTCAGGCAAATGCGGCTTTGAGTGGCGTTCGAATCTTTGATGGCATAGAGCTTGACTACTCATACCCTGGCAATGCAATTGCAGTTGGGCATGATGGCGCACTTGAGGGCGATGATGTCAACGCTGGTTCAATGCATCAGGAATATGAAGGCCTTTTGGGAAATCATTCCAAATTTGAAGAAGGCAGCGTCAATTGTGTTCTTTGGGCTGGCAACGGCACAACAAATCTTGCAAGCCTACGCACAGCTGCTTTTGCGCTATTGGCGGCAGTCGAAACTCAGATTCGATCAGATATCAGTTTCGGTGGGCTAGTTCTTTATTCAGACCTAACTTCTGGAAGTTTTTCCTATCGTCAAACCAATGTTGGTGCTGGCGTAGTCATTCCATTTGTTATCACCTACAAAGCAAAAATCTAGGAGCGATCATGGCGAAGATCCAAAATGTGTCACCTCTCGGTGATCTTGTTATTCCCACCCTGCGGTTGACCGTCAAGGCTGGGGAAATTGTTGATGTGGCAGATGATGCTGCCGCTTCACTACTTGAACAACCCTCAAACTGGGCATCTGCTGACGCAGTAGCCCCAACAGCAACGCCGGACGCTCCGGCTGCACAGAACTAGGAGATCAATAAATGGCCATTGGCTCAGGTATAGGTTCGCAGCTGGGTATCGCGACCGAAACAACTTTCAACAACGCTGTAACAGTTTCACGATTCTATGAGTTCACATCAGAATCAATTCAATACAACAAGAAGACTGCTGTCGGAATGGGACTTCGCTCAGGCGGCCTTCTTCCTCGTTCACAGCGTCGTGTTGTAACCACTTCAGATGCCACCGGTGATTTCACGATGGATTTGCCATCAAACGGACTTGGACTAATTCTTGCTCACGCAACTGGTTCATTCCCATCACCAACAACTGTCACAACTGGCGTTTATAGCTACACCTTTAGCCTTGGTGATGTATTTGGTCATTCAATGACAGCCCAGGTTGGCGTTCCTCAATATGCTGGAACTGTTACTCCAAAGACTGTTTCAGGTGTCAAGGTTTCAGCATTTGAATTGGCAGTTGCCAACGGTGGCATTGCTACCGGAAAATTTACACTTGATGGTGCATCGCTCACAACTGGCACATCTCTTGCAACTGCTTCATACACAGCAACCAATAATTTGTTCAATTTTTCACAAGGTGCAATCACCATCGATGGCACAGCAGTCGCCAACATCCGTGACTTCACTTTGACAGTTGACAATGTTCTCAATGTTGGTCGTTACAACTTCGGTGGCAGTGGAACCAAGAATGAGCAAGTCATCAATGGATTCCGTGCGATCACAGGAAAGTGCACCGCAGAATTTACCGACACAACATTGTTCAACAAGGTTCTCAGCGATGCGCAAACTGCAATTGCTTTGACCTTTACAGGTAACACAATCACTGGTTCTTACAAGCAATCATTGACAATCACACTTTCAGCGGTGAAGTTCAATGGAGACACTCCAAAGGTATCCGGCCCCGAGGTCATCGACCTTGCAATGGATTTCACAGTTTATGACGATGGATCAGATGTTCCACTTTCGATCGTTTATCAGACTTCGGATTCAGCACTCTAATACAACGAACAGGGGAAAATAATGTCAACAAAAATATCTCTCACAAACGGCGGTTGGGCATCCATTCGCGATACAGCCGCCGTTCCTGTGAAATTGCGCCGTCCAATTGAAAAAGCCATGATGAAGATCGGGCAAAGTCAATCCATGACAGCATTGCAAGCATCTCCAGATTTGAACGACAAGTCAGAACAAGAGAAAGTTGCTGCATCTTTGGATCTTTCGATCATCGATGAATTCAACGAACTCAACGACTTGACCATATTGGCTCGCGTTGAATCATGGTCATTTGCCAGCCCAATCACTTTGGATTCATTAGGTGATTTGATTGCTGCTGACTATGACATTCTCAAAGAAGAATGCGCCAAAAACGCAACTGATATGTTGCCAAAATTTGATTTCAACAACGACCCAGATTCCCCCATCAAGCCCTCAGACGCTTAGGTCGGGCGCTTGAGGGTGGCACGGTCAGGGGAGAGCTACCTGAGCACCTCAAAACATATCGACTTTGCACTCTTTTACATTGCACACCTTCCCAGCTTGAAAATGAATCAGCAGTGATTCTTGATTGGCTTTTGCAAATTGATCAGGTGTACACGGAAGTCAAAAACAAAATGGCAAATGGTGAGGATGACTAATGGCTGGCGAAGTATTTTCAGCAGTCTTTCGCGGGATTTCTCAATTCAACTCAACAGCCAAAGACATTCAAGGTCGTGTTGATAAGGCAACCTTGAGCGCATTGCGAGCCAATCAAAACAAACTCAAGGCCGCTGTTCGGGCAAACCTCAAAGGTGAACCTCGTTGGACTGAACGCGGAGCAAGCACCATCACTGGCAAGACCTTTCAAGTCGAAGGCACAACAGGCCAAACAAACTCACCACGCGCAGGATCACCTGGACGAATGTCCGGCGTGCTTTACAAGGGTGTTGGTGGAGTCAAGCGACCAAAGCGCGACATTTTGGGCAATTATGTTGGTGGCGTTGGTATTGGCGCTCTTCCAAACAATGTCAAAAAGCGTCCACTCGAAGCCAAATATCCATATTTCAAACCAGCTGTGGACAAGGTCGAACCTCTTATGGGCAAGACTTTTGAAAAGGGTTGGGATAAAGCCATCAAACGAGAAGGAGGAATCTTGTGAGTTCATTACCTCCAGTCTTCGTCGAGCTTCGTGCCAACATTGATCAATTTCAAAAGAGCATGGGAACTGCGACCAAGGAAATTGATGGTCTCAACAAAAATGGTTCAAGTTCTTTCAACAAACTAGCCGCCGTCGGCAAGGTTGCACTGATTGGCCTTGGCACTTCCGCGCTTGCTGTTGGTGCGTATAGCATCAAGATGGCCGATGAGTTTGATACATCACACAACAAACTTGTCGTCGCTATGAAGAACTCTGGCGCACAATTCAACAATTTTGCACCCCAGATCGACAAAGTTCAAAAGTCGATGGAGCAATACGGCTACACGAATGCTCAAGTTCAGGAAGCTCTTGCCAATCTCACCACTGGACTCAAGAGTCCTCAAAAGGCAATCAACGACATTGGGCTTGCAGCGGATTTGGCAGCGTATAAGCACATTGACCTTGCCACGGCCGCAACAATGGTCACAAAGGCAGCAGAAGGCCAAACAACGGCACTCAAGAAGATTGGTATCGATCTTCCCGTCGTAGCAGGCGGCGCAAAAGCGCTCATGACTGCTCAACAAAATCTTACAAATGAGCAAGAGAAGGCCACGACCTATCTCAAGGGTCACACCGATGCTCTCAACGCTGGCAGCAAAGCACACCTTGTTTATGCGCAGATGTTGGACAAGATCAAGGTCGACCAGCAAAAGGTCACGGATGTTTCCAACGCTGGCACAACAGTCCTCAAGGGATTAGCAGCGGCAATTCACGGTCAAGCAGCCGCAGCAGCTGACACATTGGCCGGACGCATGAAAGCGCTCCATGCTGAGGGTTCAGACCTTGCCAAGAATTTTGGCGAAGTCCTCATGCCCGTCATCACTAAATTGATCGGTGTTGTCGTCGGTATCGTGTCATGGTTTACCAAGCACAAAGCAGCGGCAATTGCACTGGGTTCAGTCATTGTTGGCGTTCTCAGCGTTGCCATCGGTGCTTACATAGCAACCTTGGTTCGAGCATCCGTTGTCCAAATCCAGGCGTTCGTTGCAGATATCGCAAAGGGCGCTGCATGGGTTGCCGATAAAGTTTTGCAATACACAGCGGTTTCCATGGTTGCCATTTCTTCCGCTGCTGAATCGGCAGCTGCATGGGTGGCGGCTAACGCATCCATGATTCTTGCCACTGGCGGCATTGTTCTTGCCATTGGCTTACTTGTTGCCGCTGGCGTGTATATCGCAACGCACTGGAAGAAGATTTGGTCAGATATCAAGCAATGGGTCTCTGACGCTTGGGATGGAATCAAAGCCATCGGATCTGGCATCGCCAGCTTCTTCAAAGGCATTTTTGATGATGTCGGATCGATCATCAAGGATTACATCAATTTTTGGATCGGCTTGATTGACAAGGTCATTGGATTCATCAATGACATTCCTCATGTTCACATTCCGGGAACAAGCATTTCAATTGGTATTCCGCACATCCCGGACATTCCAAAACTTGCCAATGGCGGCATCGTGTCCAAACCAACGATCGCAATGATCGGTGAAGCTGGGGCAGAAGCAGTCGTTCCATTGAGCAAGGGCAAAGGAATGCTCGGTGGTGGCATGAATGTCACCGTCAATGTTCAAGGTTCCATCATTGCTCAAAATGATTTGATCAATACAGTTCGCGATGGTCTAGCCCAAGCGCTTCGACGCAAGGGTGCGCCACTTTCCAGCTTGGGGTTGTAAATGCCAATTTTTGACGGTTCAGTCACGCCAGTTCTTACGGTGGAATTTTGGATCAATGGTTCATGGGTATTTGCAACCAAAACAGATTATATGGAAATTGACATCACAAGAGGTCGATCTCGAGCTGATCAAAAAAATGATCCCGGCAATGCCACAGTCATTTTCGACAACGCATCGGGTTATTATGATCCTGAATACACAGGCTCATCCAGCCCGTATGTTGTCAGCGGTGTAAACCAATTGCAGGCCGGACTCAAGATGCGCATCGTCGCAACTTGGTCGGGAACTTATTATATTCTATTTCAAGGCTATCTTGAAACAAATGTTTGCAACCAAGGCTTCACTCCAACAGCCAGCATGGTCTTCACAGACGGCATCGCGCTACTTTCAAAGATGTACGCGGCTCAAGTTTCCCCAGCTCTTCACGCTGGCGAGACGACTTCCAGTCGCGTTAGTCGAATGCTTACCTATGCCAACTGGGTAGATGGAACTAACCTCACAGGCTCGGTTCAGATGCAAGCAACGACTCAATCTGGAACATTGCAGAAGTTGATCGAAGAAGCTGTGAATTGCGAAGCAGGTCGGTTCTATATCTCTCGCGATGGAATTGCCACCCTGCTTCCTCTTTCAGACAAGTTCTCGCGTCCGACTCGTTTGCATTTGTCAGATTCCCAAGCCACATACACAATCGAATATGACACCCTTGAGACAACCCCTGGCACATATCAGGTCATCAACGATGCCATCATCGAGCGTGACGGGGCGACAACTCACCACTCACGCCACGCGCCGTCGACAACCAAATTCGGCATTAAAACTGTCACCATCAATGCGCCGTTGTATAACGATTCAGATGCGATTGAAATGGCTAAATATCTTTCCTATAAAGATTCAAGCCCAGCGTCATTGGTACAATCCGTTCAATTTGATGCTCTCAATTTGGGCGTTTTGTATCCTGATTTTCTCTCTCTTGAAATCGGAGATCAGGTCACGGTCGATCGAACGACAGTTGATGGTCGCAGCTTGACCTTGCAAACCGTGGTTGAGGGTTACAAACATTCCATCACGCCTGCCAACTGGCGCACTGAACTCATGACTTCACCTGTCAACAACATTTCAATAACGATCTAGGGGGAGCGATGCCACTTTGTCCTCAATACACCAACACTCCAGTACCGGAGTCGACTTGGTACAACACAACTGACTTCACGCTTGATTCGTTGGATGCCAATAATCAATCCACGACTTTTTACCAAGATCCAACGGCCACCAATCCTGACACCGGATCTGCTTACGGCGCTCCGACTGCTCAAAACATTGGAGACATTTGGTATGACACCCAAGTCTTGTCGGGAACATCCACCCCAGGAAACATCATGTACCGCTGGGATGGCAATAATTGGGACAATGTTCAAGATGGCACGATTTATCAGGCTCTAACGGCTGCCACCACTGCACAATCCACGGCAACTTCAGCTTCTTCAACGGCATCGAGCGCTTACAGCCTTGCATCAAGCGCAAGTTCAACGGCATCAACCGCTTACTCCACGGCGACAACTGCTCAATCAACGGCAAATGGCAAGAACACGATCTATCGATCTGGTTCAGCACCTTCAGGTGGCAGTTATGTCTCAGGAGATATGTGGTTCAACACATCTTCAGACAATGCCATCTCGACATGGAACGGTTCTTCATGGGTCGCCAACGCTCTCGGAAATGGTGCGCTTGGCACAAACATTTCTGGCAGCAAAATCAGCACTGGAACTATTGATGCCAGCGTTGTGAATGTCTCCAACATCAATGCTGGAAACATTGTTACCGGAACCCTTTCAAGCATCGATGTAACAGTTGGAACATCTGGAACATCAAATTTCATTCACACTTCATATCCGCGCAATACCCCAACATTGGGAACTTCGGTAACAGGATTTGGTGTCAATGGTATTGCCATGGTCAGCGCATCAACCGCCGGATGTTACTCAAACTGGTATCCGTATTTTGACTCTGATTCAAACTTAGGTCTTTCAACAACTCGTTGGCTTCGTGTTTATGCAACAAATTCTTCAATAAGCACATCTGATCAAAGATTGAAAAACAACATTGCCGAATCCGACCTAGGTTTAGATTTTATCAATGCAATCACCCCGTCTAAATTTACAAAAATTTACAACATTCCAGTTCCCAAATTTGATGCAAACGGCGAACCAGAAATTGACGCAAATGGTGATCGAATCATTGATCACATCAAAACAACTCAAGGGGAGCGATACCACTACGGATTTATTGCCCAAGATGTCAAAGCGCAATTGGACAAGTTCGGCGTGGGCGACAAATTTGCTGGATGGACTCTTGATGACCCTAACGATCCAAATTCTCGTCAGGGTATGGCTTACGAAGAGATGATCGCGCCCATGGCAAAAGCCATTCAAGAATTGTCAGCCAAAGTCGCTGCCCTCGAAGCCAAACTCACACCACCTGCAACGCCAGCCGCATAAGGAGAACCAGTGACAACTAGCTATCCCGGCAGTCTTGATTCGTTCACGAATCCGGCTTCCACCGACACGCTCTCGTCGAGCACCGTCCCACACGCGGCGCAGCACGACAACGCCAACGATGCGATTGCAGCTATCGAGACAACCCTGGGCACAAATCCCCAAGGAAGCTACTCCACCGTTGCAGCTCGTCTTTCCGCGCTCGGCACTTCCGGTGTCACATTCTCACAATGGCGCTTTACCTCGTCAGGTGGCGAGACTTCACTATCTGGATCCGACGCATTTTCCACAACCCTTGCTTACACGGCAGGTGCGGAAATGGTGTTCGTCAACGGCGTTCTACTTGAGCGTGGGGTCGATTACACAGCTTCCAATGGCACATCAGTCAGCTTGACCAATGCGCTCGTTGCTGGCGATATCGCGACAGTTGCTTCACCCAGCAGCTTCTCAGTTGCCAACGCGATTCCTCTCTCAACTGTTACAGCTAAAGGCGACACAATCGTTGCGACCGGATCTGGATCCGTTACAAACCTTGCTGTCGGCGCTGACGGTTCAACACTCGTGGCAAACTCTTTTGCTGGTGGTGGGGTAAGTTGGGCAGGGCCACTTCAAACTGCCGCCAAAAATTCCTTGATAAACGGAAATTTTGATATTTTCCAGCGCTCTAGTTTTACATCGCAAACTTCTTCAGGTTATACGCTAGACCGTTGGTGGGCTGGATTAGGTGGAACAGTTACCGTTTCTCAGCAAACAACAGGTGCGCCTAACGGTTCGCGTTATCTAATGCGTGTTGCTTACA